CCATGAAGGTGTCCATCGGCGCGACGGTCGCGTAGTCGCCCAGCAGCGCGGTGAGCGTATTGGCAAAGACCGACTTCCCGTTGGCGCCCGTGCCGTAGAGGAAAAACAGCGCATGTTCGGTGGTGACACCGGTCAGGCCGTAGCCAACGACGCGCCGGAGATATGCCTGGAGATCGGCGTCGCCACCGGTGACCTGTGCCAAGAAGGCCAGCCATGTGGGGCAATCGCCCTGCGGCGTGGCCGTCGTGATCTTGGTCATGCAGAGGCTGCGGTCATGCGGAGCGAGTGCGCCGCTGCGCAAATCCACGATTCCAGCCGGCGTGTTCAGCAGCCAGGGATCGCGGTCCCAGATCTCGGCTGTGGTGGCGTGGCAACGGTCGGCGCGCGCCAGACGCTCCACCGCCGCGACGGTGGAGGCCTGCGACAGCTTGGTGCGCACCTTGCCGCTGTTCGAGCGATTGGCAACGGCCCGGCAGATGTGGCGTGCGAGATCGAAGGCACGGAGAGTGCCTTCCCGCTCCCACCGGGCGCCGGTCCAGGTCAGCCAGGCGCCCCAGATGGCGACGTGACGCCAATCCTCACCATGCTCGGTGCTAAACTCAGCCGCGAGGGCATCCTCCGTAAAGCCCACCGGCAGCAGGTCGTCATCATCATCGCCGCCGCCGGCCGTGCCGCTGGGGGCCTGCCCACTGGCGTCGGTCCCGGCAGCCTGGCTTTGGTCCTGCTGGGCGCTATCGCGCCGCCACAGCTGCTCTGCCTCGTGCCTGAGGCGGTCCTCAGGCCAGGGCGGGTCGATGCGAGCGGCGTTGTAGTCGCTGATCTCCTGCCAAGCCTGGGCGGGCGTGGCGTGGCCCTGGCGGCAGCGCCGGATCCAGTAACCGATGATCCGGGACAGCGCCTCGAAGCGTGTGACGCCATCGGTGCCGCCCTCACGCACCCGCTGGCCGAAGAGTTCGGCCACCTCGCCGCGAGCCTCTCCGGCTCCATTGAAGTCGAGTGGGTCGCCGACCGGATCTGCGGAAACGTCGCTGCCGACACCGGGCAGGGGAGGCATCGCCATGACCGCCTCTGCGAATTCCGCCAGGTCACGGTCGGGCCCACCCGACGCCAAGATACTGACCAAGCGGTGCGTCGAAGACTTCGCGTGAACAGAGCCGGCGACGCGGATCGGCTGATGCGCAGAGCGAAAGGCAGGGTCGCCGCCCGATTTGACAGCGATCGCGTAACGCAGCCGGCACAGCGTGGCGAGATCCTCGCCAATCGCGGGCTCCGTGAGGCGCCAATAGAGGTGGAGCTTCGCCTGTCCCTCGGCTGTGACGCCACCGGAGGCCACCTCGAGGCTCGGCAAACCGAGATGCTCGACGAGATGGGCCCGCTTGGCGGCGATGTCGCCGGCGTCGAGATCGACCAGCACGACCTGCATCTGCGTGATGAGGTCGGCGCTGGCCTGACCCGGCGCCGCGACGGTGCCGGGGATGACATAGAGTGCCATGCCGACCGAAGCCGCCCATTGCGCCTGCACCGCGAGCTTTGTCGGCAGCTCGGCGTCGGCCGAGAGAAACGGCGTATGCGGTGCGCCATCGGCCCCGCCCTTCTCGGCGAGGGCGCGGACTGCCACCCAGCCTTCGCACCAGCCGAAGACCATCTCGGCATAGGTGGCGATCATCGCCGCATCGGGCGGGACGAGCGGATCGGGTTCTATCGCCATCGCGCTCACGCCCAGCACCGGCTGCGCCAGGAGCAGCGGGCGCATTCGAAGTGATCTGGATCGGCGGTCAGGCGCGGCAGCAACTCGCCCGCATCGCTCGCCCGCAGCACCCGTACCGCCTTGTCGCTGGTGGCCTGTGCAAGTGCTGCATCGAACGGCACCAGCTCATGGTGCAACTCACAGGTGTCTTTGTTGACGGCGGTGAACAACGCCGGCGCCTCTGTGAGGCCCATGTACGCCTGGTAAAGCGCGATCTGCGCCGCATAGATCGGCTTGGCCGCGGTCACGCCGCGCCGGACGATCTCCTTCCAGTTGCGCGCATTGGCCGACTTGCACTCCCAGAGCGATGGCACGGTGACGAAGCTCTGCGCCTCGGTCGGCACGGCGACGACCACACCATCGATGTGCCCCTGAATGCGCCCGCCTGCGACGGAGAAGCCGAACTGCTCGCCGGCACGATCGCGGGTGCGCACATCGATACCAGCGCGGCGCAGCCAGCCGATTGCCAGATCCTCAAAGACATGACCCACCGCAAAGATCCGTAGTGTCTGGCCGGAGAAGCCGGTGCCCGGGTCGCGCGGCGCGTCCAAGAATTCGTATTGCAAGCGGCGGGTGCAGGGATCGCCCAGGCGTGAACCACCCAGATAGTCACGCCGCACGCGGGTGCCGTTCTCCGCCGCCAGGGCCGTATCGATTAGCGCGTTGATCTCATCCGCGGGCGTGGGCGCCCTTGTGCGGTGATTGAAGTCGAGGGGAGCATCCGACATCAGAAGGGCACCTCCGGATCCTTGCTGGTCGTGCTCGCCCGCATTGCCTCCTGGAAGGCGCCGACTGCCACCTCGGCCAGGCTCGCCACCTGTGCTTCGGACAGCGCGTTCAGCTGCGTGCTCCAACCGATCTCGCCCATCACCTCAGCCATCGCGCGCATGGTCTGGCGGATGGCCGCTTGCTCAAGCTCGTTGAGATCAACCATGGCGCTGGACCTCCCTGCCAAGCGTGACCAGAAGGCTTGGCAATTGATGGAGCAAAACGAGACCGAAGGCCGCGGCGGCTTCGAGCGCGTCGGGTCGAACCAGCCAAATCCGCGCTCCGGCCGCCGACAGACGGCGCAGAGCGAAAGCGGCGGGGATGCCAAGGGCACGCTGCGGCTCCGCGTTCATGCCGCCCGCCCTGGGCTGTCTGGAAACACCGCGGCCAGGATCTGCGGCCGGTGCCAGAGAAAGTTGAGTCGGCAATTGGCGGCGTATTTGGAGATACCGAAATCGAGCACCGGGTCCGCGTTGCCGGCGCGGAGCAGCAGCTCGCGCTGACGCGGGCTGGCCGGGTGGTTCAGCCACATCCGACTCTTGCTGGCGGCAATGCCGGTCTCGGCCCCGCGCAGAAAATCATCGGCGCCCGCCAGGACCTGGGCGCGATCGCCAAGGCTGAGATGGCGCAGTCGCCCCTGCCGGAGCTTGCCGACGGCGTGCCAGTGCTCCCCATCGAAGAACACGCCGGCCCAGGCATCGAAGCCCGAGGCGATCATGGCGTGGCCATCGCCATGCATGTCCCACCAACGGAAGGGCGAGCGATCCAGCAGGTCGATTTCGGTCAACCCGAAGCACTGAAGCGGGTTCTTCTCGCGCAGCTTGCGTTTCCAGACGTGACCACAGAAGGCACAGACCATGGTGCCGAGCGGGACTTCGGCATCGCAACCCGGGCAGGTCTTGTAGGGCGACTGGCCGGGCGGGGGCTCCTCATCCTCGGCCAGCGTGCCGTCATGCTCGATGGAGCCATGGCGCTGTGCCGCACCGGCGAAGTCGAGGACGATGCAGTCAGTCTTGACCACGCCTGGAAAGCGCTCCGGATCCACCTTGCGCAGCCCGCGACCGATGGCCTGCACGAAGGTGCCTCGGTGCAGCATGGGGCGGAGGATGGCGATGCAGCCGACTGGCTGGCTGTCGAAGCCTTCGGTCAGCACCATGCAGTTCGTGATGACCTGCACCTCACCCCGATCGAAGCGGGCCAGCAGCGCGGCGCGCTCCTTGGTGGGCATCTCGCCGGTGACCGTGTCGGCGCTGATCCCCGCGGCCCGGAAGGCGGCGGCAACCGCCTCGGCATGGGCGACCGTCGCGCAAAAGGCGATGGTGCGGCGGTCTGGCGCGCGTTCGCGCCAATGCTCGACCACGGCCTCGTTGACCACTGCCCGGTTCAGCACCTTGGCGGCGGCGTCCATGTCAAAGTCGCCGGCGGCGGAGCCCACCTGGTCCAGATCGTCCGAGACACCAACATCGAGAGTGAAGGTGCGTGGTGGCACCAGGATACCCTGGGCGATCAGAGCCGAGATCGGCAGGTGGAAGGCAATGTTGGAGAAGGTGCGACGCAGGCTGCGACCATCGCCGCGTTCGGGCGTGGCGGAGAGGCCGAGGAGCTTGACGTCGGGATTGGCCGCACGGGCCGCCTCAATGATCGCCTGGTAGCTCTCCGCCGCGGCGCGATGGCATTCGTCGATGACAAGATGCGAGACGGGCGCCATGCGAGCCCGACGCCCGGCACGCGCCAGGGTCTGGACGCTGCCGAACACCACCTGGCCCGACCAGTCGTCTCGTTCAGCCTTCACGACCGAGGCGGGGAGACCGGCCACCGTGCCAATGGTGGCGCGATTCTGCTCGATCAGCTCGTCCGTGTGCTGCAGGACCAGGAAGCGGCTGTCGCGGTGCGCCGCTGCCTCCTCGCTGATGTAGAAGCCGGCCACCGCCGTCTTACCCGCCCCCACCGGGAGGGCGATCAGCGTGTTGCCATGGGCGGTGGTCTTGGCACGGGCGGCGGCCACCGCCGCCCGTTGGTAATCGCGCGGGATCATGTCCGGTCTCCCCTCAGCGGGCCCAGAAGGGCGCGCCGCTGCCCTGCGGCGTCGCGGGCGGGCTCGGCGCCGCCCAGGGCGGGCTACCCGCAGGGGCGGCGTTGGGCGTGGCCATGGGCGCGGCGACAGCACCGGGCAGCATGGGCTGCGTCGCCGCTGGCATCCCGCCCATCAGGGATGCGTAGTTGGGATGATCCGCGCCGATTGCGGCCGCGATGACGTTGCGGCCATCGTCATTCGTGTCGGCCTTGTCCTTCTCAATGCCAAGGCGAGCCAGGAACTCGAGACCGTTGAGGTCGCCATAGCCGCGAATGGTGCGCGCCAAGCGAGCGCGGTCCGACGTATCCTTGCCCGATACGCCGCGCGCGCTTTCCAGAATACCGCGGATCAGCGAGCGGCCGCGGTTGGCATAGGAGTCATCCGCTCCCTGGCCACCTTTCCCGCGCAAGCCGATGCGGGTGTAGATCCGCCGCTTGCTGTGAGGGCCGTCCAGCACCACCGCCTCGACATTGAGATACTGCGCGTCGCTGGTGCGGCTTTGGGTCACCGAGCCCTCGGGACCAACGCCGCCGGGACGGATGGTGAGGCGAACCTTCACCAGCGTGCCGGAAGGGATCACCTCGAAGGCGTTCTGCTGCGCCTCGGCGCCGTTGAAGTCATGATTATTGCTGCTGGACATGGCTCAGCTCTCCTGCGTCGTCGTGGTGGGGTTGGTGACCGCGGCCTCGGGGGAGGGCAGCGCCACCTGGAAGTTTGCGGTGGGGTGCGTCGCGGTGGGGCGCCGGATCTTCTCCATCAGGCGCCCGAGATGCGGTTCCTCAATTGTCGCGAGGCGCCCGCTGCGGTCCTTGGCCGGGAAGCCGAAGGGGTTCAGCGTCGTGCAGATGAAGGCGCGATAGGGTTCGCCCGCCTCGGTGCGCAGCTCCGCCAACGTGATCAGCTCATCGACCACGCCGGGCAGCTCGAGGCCGGTCTTGGCGCCCTCCACCTGCAGCGCGAAGAATGGCCGCCCGAAATCGTCAAGCTTCCGGTCGAGAATTCCGACGAGCCAAACGTTCTTGTTGGGCACGTGCTGCAGATGCGTGACCCAGGCGATCATCTCCTGGCCCAGCAGCCCATAAGCGCCGCGCAGATCGGCCTTGCCGCTGCGATCGGACACCGCCTGCGGCTGGCCCTTGCAGTGCTGCAGGCAGAGCCGCGACGCGACTGTGATCGAGTCCACGAAGATGGTCTGGTACTTCGCCAGCTGTTCCGGGCTGCCAAAGGCATCGCAGACGCGGCCGAAATGCGCCGCACTGTACGATTGATCATCGCGCATGGCGGGGTTTGACCCGCCGATCCAGCACGCAATGTCGCGCGCCAGTTCCCAGTCACGAACGCGAACTTCGTCGCCAGGCCAGCCCTGCACGGCGAGTTCACCCGCCTCGAGGTTCACAAACAAGGTCGTGGCCGGATCGAGTGACCAGAGCTGGCTGGTTTTGCCAATGCCGGAGCCGCCGGCAAGGACGCCCTTAATACCGCGGCGCTCAGCCATTCGCTCATCGGCGGTGATGATGCGCAGCCGTCCCGCGGGCTGCTGATCGAAGGGCGCGCTCACTTGCGGCCCTCCTCGAAGCGCACTGCCGCATCCACCGCCAGATCAACGCCGAGAGCACCGCCACGGCGAGCGCGATCGTGCAGACGCTTGAGGGCGGCGGCCCGGCCCAACAGCGCCGAGATCTCGTCGTCGAGCGCCTGCGTGGCGAAGGCGATGTCATCCACCGTGGCGGAGGCCATGGGCTTGGCGAGCGGGTGACCGAGCTCACCCAACTCACCTGTGCGAATGCTGTCGGGCAGATCCTTCATCGAATTGGTTTCACGAAGCCGTTGGCGCGGCGTACTGGTCTTGAACATGAAGCGTGACTCCTGTGTCGTCGCGCTCGCGTTCCGTTGCTGATGGTGCTGCCGGGCCCCAACGCGGTGGAGCAGACCGTCCAGGTATTTCCGCCTCGCGGCGGTGTTGCATTTCCTGGAAGA